CATACCATTTACTTTTGATGAATTACCAGATGGACATTTATATGATCGAGATTTGATTGCTATAGCAAATACAAATCCAGAATATGAAATTGAAGATGTATATAAAGGATCTAATTATTTGATAATGGAGCAATGCCACCCTTGCTTTGATGTAATAGAGATATTAAACTCTGAGATTTTACCTGATGATTTGATTTATTCTGTAGACGAGGAAGATTTTCACGGATAAATAAAACATAGAAATCTAATAGTTGTCAGAATAAGATGCCTCTTAATAAGCTTGAGAATTTTATTAAGAATGCCGAAGGTCGCATTCTATATGTTAACCCCAATGACCTTGACTCTACTGATGGTATTGAGAACCAAGGTAACTCATTAACAAAACCTTTTAAAACTATCCAGCGTGCTCTAATTGAGTCTGCTAGATTCTCATATTTGAGAGGTGATGATAACGATTTAGTAGAAAAAACTACCATTTTAGTGTTTCCTGGTGAGCATTTAATTGATAATAGACCTGGATATGCGATTAAGGATGTAGCAAATGTTGCAACAGCAGTTGCTCCTGGTGGAGCAGAGACATTTGCAGGATCTGAATTAACTCTTACTCTCAATTCCAACTTTGACCTTACCCAGGAAGATAATATCCTGTATAAGTTTAATAGTATTAATGGTGGTATCATTATTCCCCGTGGAACATCTATTGTTGGTCTAGATTTAAGAAAGACGAAGGTTAGACCAAAATACGTTCCAAACCCAACAGATCCTAATGCACCAGATTCAGCAATCTTCAGAATTACTGGTGCCTGTTACTTCTGGCAGTTTACATTCTTTGATGGTGATGAAACAGGATTGGTCTACACTGATCCTAGAGATTTTTCCGAAAATAATAAATCAGTTCCTACATTCTCACACCACAAACTTACTTGCTTTGAATATGCTGATGGTGTAAATATCCCCTCTGGATATGATATTACTGACCTTGATATGTTCTATAGTAAGGTCAGTAATGCCTTCAATAGAGCATCTGGTAGAGAAATTGATCAGAAGTTCCCTGCATCCCCAGATTCATTCTCTAAACAGAGACCAGAATGGGAAATTGTTGGTGCCTTTGCATCAGATCCAATCAAAATCAGTAGAATTATTTCTGGTGATGGTGCGACTCCTGGAAACATTGTTACAGTTACCACCCAAATTGCACACGGATTAAACTCTGGAACACCTATTAAAATTCGTGGTATTAATATTGCAGATTACAATATATCTACGAAAGTTGTTAATGTTCTCAGTGACACTGCATTTACATATTCTCTCCCATTCGTAAGATCTAATCTTCCTGCTGGACCTGGAGCAGGTCTTGCGCCTGGAGCAGATGGTAGTGTAACTATTGAAACTGATACTGTATCTGGTGCATCACCATATATTTTCAACGTATCACTTCGTTCCGTCTTCGGTATGAACGGTATGCACGCTGATGGTAGTAAAGCAGATGGTTTCCGCTCCATGGTTGTTGCACAGTTCACCGCTGTGTCCCTCCAGAAGGATGACCGTGCATTCGTTAAGTATGATCCTACCAGTAGACTTTACGGCGGCATTGCGGTTAGCAGAGTAGCAGGAGATGAGTTATCTTCAGGTGCTTCATCTACTAATAATCAGACAGTATTCCACCTTGATTCTGATGCTGTTTATAGAGAAGGGTGGCAGACTAAGCACATTAAGATGTCGAATGATTCAGTCATTCAAGTCGTTTCTGTGTTCGCTATTGGTTTCCATAAGCATTTTGAATGTTTGAGTGGTGGTGACGCATCAATTACCAACTCCAACTCCAACTTTGGACAATTCTCACTGGCTGCAGATGGATTTAAGAGAGATCCATTTGGTAAGGATGATAAAGGTTTTATAACCAATATTATAACACCACAGGCACTTGTTGAAGATGATATTGATGTTGAGTGGGTTCAGTTTGATGTAACCAAAACTAAAGCAGTTGGTATTAACAATCACTTGTATCTCTTAGGTTATTCTAATGAAGATATTGCACCTCCAATTATTTCTCAGGGTTATAGAGTTGGTGCGAAGGTAGGTGATAGAGTATATCTCGAAGATGACAGTTATTATGCAGACATCTTTATGACTGATGGTCCTGTTACTGCAGCTAACCCTACAGCAGATGGTATTAACAGTTCCGTTAAACTTTATAATGATGTAACTGTCACAACTCCTCTGAATAGACCTGAGGTTTCGATCTATAACATCACACAACACAATCTAAAGAATGGTGAGTCTATTCGTATCTTTAGTGAAGATGGTGATCTCCCAGAAGGATTAGAAGAAAATAAAGTTTATTATGCAATTACTTCAGAGAGAAATACAAACTCTGGACAATCTAATGCACGCCCAGATAGTCTTAACCTATCAGGAGCACAAATTCAGATTGCATCTTCAATTGCAAATGCTGAATCGCAAACTCCAATTTATATCACAACATATGGTGGGACAAAATTAAGAGTTGAAAGTAGAATTTCTGATAAGAAAGCAGGTGAATTAGGTCACCCAATTCAGTATGATCCTAATGAAAATCATTGGTTTATTCATACTGATGTAAATAGTGCCCTATTTCAATATATTAACACGCAAGTAACTACACCTGAATCTGAAATCTCTTATCTCAAGAGAAAAGAAGATAATAGAAGTCTTGATGATAAAATTTATAAGTTACGTTATGTTGTTCCCAAGGAATTAGTTAACACTAGAGATCCTGTTCCTGGATTTGTTTTACAAGATTCTGCTGTAACTAATGTAAGAGAGGTCACGGACTTTACTGAAACTAGTATTACTACTGCTGATTATGACTTTGATCGCAATACTAGATTTATTTCAACTTGCACATATAATAATTCTACAAATCTAATTTCTATTAGATCTGATAAACCCCATGGATTAAAACTTGGCGACACTGTTATTATCAGTGATGTTCAAAGTTCAACTAATACTAATGCAAAAGCAACTCTAGGTTTTAATGGAACATTTAAAGTTGATGTAGTAGATAATGATAAAGAATTCAAAATTCCAGATATAGACGTTTTTAACTCTGTACATGCTCCTGGTAATATCACCAGTCAACCACACATTAGAAATAAATCACTACCAAGATTTAGAAGAGCAGATGTACAGAGTAATTATTATGTTTATCGTGTAGAAACTATTAGACCATACATCTTTAATGTTCAAGATGGCGTTTTCTATCTTTATGTTATTAATGCTGGAAACTCTCTCCCTCAAGAATTTACTGCTGATAAGTTTAGTCAAAGTGTAATAGATCTCTATCCACAATTAGATAGAGATAATCATTCAGATAACCCTGAAGCAGCAGTTTCTTTCGCAAAGAGAGCACCAATTGGTCAGGTTGTTACTAATGACTTGAAGAGAAGTTTAACTAGAGAAACAGTTGATATCTATTTTGATACATTTGCTCACGGAAATAAAGTTACAGCATCTGCAGATAATGGAACTAATGCAACATTATCCTTAGAAAGTGAGCACCAATTAAATGGAGTTCGTAGTTTTAGTGCTCTGAATGCTGGGTCAGGGCACGCTGATGGGATATATTATAACGTAAAACTACTCAATGATAGTTCCTTTGCGTGGGATGGTGCTACTGCGGAATGTACTGTTAGTGGTGGACAAGTTACTGCTGCCAAGATTACTGAAGGTGGTTCTGGTTATAGTGGTGGTGAAAAACTATATTTTGATGGAACAACAATTGGTGGAACAAACCAAGCAAATATTGATATTGTTACATCTGGTATTTCAACTGCAACGGATAACTATGTTCAGGTAACTGGTATTGGAACCGCACAAGATGGATATTATAGAATTACATCTGTTCCTGGAACCTCACAGATTGGTATCATCAAAACTAACTCTGATCCTAGAATAAATGTTGGGCAGTATATTATCAATGCTGGTCGTGTTGCAACAGTTACTGGAACCCCAACATCTTCTACTGATACAACAACTAATGTAATTACAACGACAATTACAACCGCACAAGGACACGGATTACTTGCAGGTAGTAGAATTACTATTCGTAATGCGAATGATGATAGTCTAGGTGTTCATGTTATTAATAGTGTCCCATCACCATTAACTTTTACAGTTCTATCTAAAACTGCAATAACTGATCCAAAATATGTCCTAAAACATATTCTCGATGCTCAAAATGCTAGTGCAAACAGTGCAAGTGAAAATCTTGGTGTAAGAGGATCTGTTTTATATGATAATGAAGTTCTTCTATTAGAAGGTAATGAAAATAGTGCAGATGTTACGACAGAAGATAAGTTAAAGGTTCAACTACCTACGAATCTTGCTGATAACTTAATCCCATCTAGATTTCCCCTTGGATCATATGTTCAGGTTGGGAACGAAATTATGCGTGTGAAGAGTTCTGCTCTAACTGGAGCAGGAAATAATCTTCTTGAAGTTATTCGTGGTTCAATGGGAACCGTTATTGAAAGTCATAAGGTAGGTACTCTAATTAAGAAGATCAAATTAGATCCTATCGCACTTCATAGACCATCTATTCTTCGTGCTTCTGGTCATACGTTTGAATATCTTGGTTATGGTCCTGGTAACTACTCAACAGGTTTACCTCAAGTTCAGGTAAGAACACTTTCTGAGAATGAAGAGTTCTTAGTACAGGCACAAGAGACATCTTGTGGTACTGTTCTATACACAGGTATGGACAGTGATGGTGACTTCTATATTGGCAATACCAAGTATTCTGCACAATCTGGTGAGCAAACAACATTTGATGTTCCAACACCAACAATCACAGGTGAAGATCCTAACAGACTTTCTGTAGTATTTGACGAAGTTATTGTTAAAGAAAGAATCTTAGTTGAAGGTGGATCATCTGGTCAGATTCTTTCACAGTTTGATGGTCCCGTTACATTCAACGGAACTGTAAGAATGAACAAGCCACTCATTCTTAATAGTGACTTGAGAGTTACTGGTAAAATTGATGTTTCAAATAGTAATCGTGCAGAAGATGTAACAGATAAAAATGCATCATTGAGAGTTGCTGGTGGTGCAGCAATCGGCAAAAATGTAATCATCGGTCAAGAACTTGATGTTAAGGATAATCTGAACGTTGTTGGTATCTCCACTTTAGGTGGAGAAGTGAGAGTTGATACTGGTATTGTTCCTGATGCTGATGAGGGTGCATATCTTGGTACAGCAGCAAAACCATTCTCTCAAGCACACATTAATGAGATTAGAATTGGTGTAAGTGGTGACACTGAAATTGATACTGCAACTGGTGGATTAACTCTTGATTCTGCTGGTGGAACAACAACAGTTGATGATAACTTAGTTGTTACAGGTAACCTTGATGTAGATGGAACTACACAACTTGATGGACTTAATGTTGATGGAAACACAACATTAGATAATACTACAATCAATGGTACATTATCTGTTTCTGGATCTGCGACCATTGATCAGGTAACTATCGATGGCAGCACTGTTACTGCAACTAGATTTGCTGGAACTGCTGATGTAGCAAATGAAGTACCAGTTTATGGAACTGATGGTAGGGGATTTACTAACCACGACATGTCACTTATGATGAATCCCTCACAGGTTGGTAGTGGACAAGTTCAACAGTTAATGAGGGATCAAAACATTAGGTTTAATACTGGAGCATCTGAATTAAAATGTGATGGTGATATTGCTGCCTTTGCATCTGATGATCGCTTAAAGACTAATAAGGTTGGTATTTCTAATGCACTTGACAAAGTTAATGCTCTGAGTGGATTCACATATAATTGGAATGAGTTTGCTAGTGAGCAAGGAGGTCAATTTAATCCTACTAAGCGATTTGTTGGTGTTTCTGCACAGGAAGTTGAAAAAGTTCTTCCAGAAGCAGTTACTGCCGCACCATTTAATGATGAGTATTTGACTGTTAAGTATGACAAACTTGTTCCACTTTTGATTGAAGCAATCAAGGAACTTTCCGATAAAGTTTCTTCTCTTGAAGATAAACTAAATAACTAGAAAAGCATCCTGAGATGGCGAATTTTAATAAGCAGTTCAACTTTCGCAATGGAGTTCAAGTAGATGACGATAATTTAGTTGTTAATGGGACGGGTCTGGTTGGAATTGGGACTACGATTCCAACAGAACTTCTAGATGTTCGTGGAAATGTTAAAATTTCTGGATTCTCTAGTGCAACTTCATCTTTCAGTCAATTATTGACTGTTTATGACTCTGCTGGAATTGGTACAATTAATCTTGGATCCAAATTAGTTGGTGCTGGAGTAAGTATTGCGAGTGGTATTATTACTGCTGCTGATTCTGTCACAGGAATTGTCACTTACTTTGGTGATGCTAGATTCCTTCAAGGAATGCCAACATCACAATGGATTGACATTGACGCTGGGTTGGGATACACAAGCATATATGCAGCAGGAAATGTAGGTATAGCAACTATAGATCCTAGATTTACTTTTCAAATTGGTGGGTCAGCAGATACTTCGTTAGTAGGATTTACTACAGGTGTCGGTATAAGTTCTGTAGGTAATGTTTTAATCACTGGTGTCACTACATCTGGAACATTTGTTGGTATTGGATCTGATATAACCGATCTTAATGCAAGCAATATTGTATATGGTACTATTGGTAACGATAGACTTCCCGTATTAGAAAACTCAAAAATTCCTAATGATTTTGTTGTAAGTGGAATCATTACTGCCAACACATTTACAGGTGATCTTGTAGGAAATGTAACAGGAGATGTGGTTGGTAATGTAACAGGAACTGCATCAACAGCATTAAGTTTGAGTGGAACACCAGATATTATTGTAGGCGTTTTAACCGCAGCAGCAGTTTCTTCATCTAGTTTTATTGGTGGTATAACTGGTGACGTTAGTGGTAATTTAACAGGAACAGCAACAACAGCAGCATCACTTACACCAACGGCAGATGTCGATATTGCAGATCTTACTGTTGGTGTTGCGACTGTATCAACAACACTAATTGTTGATGGTAATATTGGCATCGGAACTTCAGTTCCTGGCACTGACTTAATCATCAAGAGAGAAGGTTTAGCATCTAGAATTGCAGTTATCAGTGATACTCAAGCAGCAGTAGTTTCTGTTGGTAAATCTGATAGTATAACTGGACGTAATGCAGAGATTAGATATGGCAATCTTAGTGGATTATATCCATACAGTAGTACAGATTCCTTTGATTTAATCAATCACGGAAAGGGTAATTTTAACTTCTACTTAGATGTATCCACAATTGGTATCAATACTGGTAGTTTCTTCTGGCATCATCAGGCAGATGATCGCATAATGACTCTCACCTATGAAGGTAACTTAGGTATTGGTGTTACTGAACCAAGTGCTAAACTTCACGTTGGTGGTGGTGCAACTTTTGCTGGAGATGTAAACACATTATCCAATCTTATTGTTGGTGGAACAATTACTGCACCTGCTGTTGTCACGGATAGTTTCACATCTTTATCAATTACATCAACTTTAGAAGGAAATGTAAATGCTACAAGTGGAGTATCAACATTCACAGGTATTACTGTTGGCAGTGGTGCAACACTCTCACTTGATGAAACTTCCACATTCACTTTAGGTGTTACCACAGCTAGACCTGGTCATATAATTGATATTTCACAGAGTGACGCATTTGAGGATGGTGATAATTTACTGAGATCTTTATTCATAGATCAAAATGGATCTATCGGTATTGGAACAACTGCATCTGTTGAAGAAGTTGAAATTTATGGACCGACTAAAGTTGCAGGATTTGGTGCTATCGCAATCGGTACTTCAGAACCAACTGGTGCTGTTGACTTTGCAAGTGCAGGTATTGTCACATCAACTACCATTCAATCTGGCAACCGATTTATGGTTCCACCTAAACTTTCTACAACAGATAGGAATTCACAAGTACCTATTTCAGGTGCAATGATCTATAACACCACACTTAATAAATTACAGGTCTATACAGGATCTGCTTGGGAAACCGTAACTTCTACCTAATATGGCACTTCAAGGTTCAGGGACAATATCATTTTCCAATATCATCAATGAGTTTGGACAACCACCTGGAAAAAATCTAGGTGCTTATCGAGTCAGACAAAATGTTGGTGCATTATCTAACTTAGGTCTTGACAATAATGATAGTCTAAATGCAACTATTCCACAATCAGGAACCATCAGGTTTAGTGATTTTTATAGTAAGAAGTTGAATATTGTTGTAAATTATCATAGTGGTGGAACAGAGAGACGACCTCAAAATGGTTATCAGAGATACCAGGCAAATAATGTAACAGTGATTGGTGGATTCAAAAGTAGACCATCAAATCCAAGTGGTAAAAAAGTTTACATTCACGTTAATAAAACAATTGAAAATGAAAGAAGTGGTGATCAAAGTAGATGTGCTCTAAAAACTGGTCAAAGTTGGAATGGTGCTGAATTAAGAGTTGATGTTGGTGGTAACGGAAGAATATTCGGTGCTGGTGGAAGAGGTGGAAGAGGACACCGAGGTGGGAGTAGTGATGCCACAGCGGAAAGAGGTGAAAATGGTAATAGTGCATTAGGTCTTACATATTCTGCAAGAGTCAATGTATTTGGTGGTGGTGTCATCGCTGGAGGCGGCGGTGGCGGCGGTGGCGGTGGTGGATCACGCCAAGAAGATAGGGGAGCCGATCGCTCCGCTGGAGGCGGCGGTGGCGGCGGTGGAGCTGGTGCTTTGTTTGGTACTCGTGGTGGAACTAGTGGTGGAGGTGGTCGCTTCAGCCGTGGAGAAAGAGGAAATAATGGATCAGAATTTAATGGTGGATCAGGTGGAGAAGGTGGTAATAATCGTAATGAAGCGGTTGCTGGACGCGGTGGAAATGGTGGCAATAATGGTCAACCTGGAGAAAGAGGTGAAGATGGTGGACTGACAGATAGAGGTGAAGAATATGGAAGAGGTGGATCTGGTGGTGGCGGCGGTAGCTCCATCAGATTAAGAAATGCCTCTCTCATTTCATCATCTGGTGACATTCGTGGTGGCATTGGTAATGGGGTGGCATAAATAGTAAAAACTGATTTTTGTTATGCTCACCGATTTCATACACCGATATGAAGGTGTCTTTAGTAAAGAAGATTGCTCAGAAATTATAGATTACATACATTTTCTTGAGAATGATGGATGTATGTTCTATGACAAGAGTAGATTACATTTAGAAGATCATATTACAAAAAATATATCAAATACACCCAAATACGAGTTAGATCTAAATTCATCACATCGTATTGTTGAGTCTGTATTACCTAAGATTACACCTTGTGTTAATGACTATCTAGAGACATATAGTCTTCTTAATAGATCTAGATTCTTACTTTATGATTGTAAATTAAAAAAGATACCACCTGGAGGTGGTTTTCATACTTGGCACTATGAAAGTAGTTCACTTACTTCTACAGGAAGAATATTTGTCGTTCAATTATATCTGAATGATGATTTTGAAGGAGGAGAAACAGAATTCTTATATCAGAATAAACGAGAAAAGGCAAAGAGAGGTGATGTCATTATATTCCCTACAAACTTTACACATACTCATCGAGGAAATGCTCCTATTGGGGGAACAAAATATCTTTTAACATCTTGGGGGTGGTTACAATCTGATCCAGAGGAATATGAAGAACAAAAATGAACAAATAGAAGCAGATGTTTTTGAAGAACCATTTCCACATCTGGTCTTACATAATTTTTATAATAAAGAAGAACTGAATCTCATTTGGGAAGAACTAAATTTTTATACAAAACCTGGAAAATTGCTAGAAGCAAAAGACTTTGGTGGAATTATTGATGCTACAAATTCCAAAGCAATTATGTTAGATCAACTGTATAAAGATTATAGTGATAATACTCGTGAAGATATTGTAGGTTCTCCTAATTATAGATCTTTATCAAATATATTAACTGTAAATAGAAAATTATTTGATAGTGGTGTATTAGATATCTTCTCAAAAATACATGATTGCGTTTCTCTTGCAACAGAGACCACTCACGATGTAACTAAAGTAAGATATTATCACGATGGAGAATACTATGAACCACATACAGATAAAACTATCAACTATCTGGCATTTTCATATTTTTATAGGAAACCTAAAAAGTTTACTGGTGGAGAGTTAATTTTTCCAAAGTATGATTATACATTTGATTGTCAAGATAATTCCACCATAATTTTTCCTGGTTGGGTACAACACGGAGTGAATGAAGTAAAAATAGAAAACTCTGATTACTATGATGGTTATGGTCGATATGCGATCACAAGTTTCTTTAGTCACACATAACTTGACAAGATACTCAAATATGAGTAGAATACCTTTGTTGGGTTTGAAGGAATGAAAGCTTTAGATTTATTTCCGGTAACAATATACCAGACAGAAATCTCAGATAATGATTATCTTAAGAATCTTATGTTATCTGAGATAATGGAAGCATCTGAATATCTTACTCCTCCAGAAACTTGGAGTACAAATAAACTTAAAACTTCTTTTCAAAGTGAACCTGAAGGGATTGATATTATTGAAAAATATAGATCTATTCTTGAATCTGAATATAGTAAATGTTTAGATGAGTTTTTTGATAAAAAATATAGAGTTCGATTAGTTGACGATAATATATGGTATAATGTATATACTGATGGTGAATATCAAGAACTTCATGATCATATTGGAGAAGCACTAAATCCTTTTCATTGGTCTTGTATTCACTTTCTATCTTACAATAAAGGAGAACATACTCCCCCAGAATTTAGAGATCCTATCGCACAGATTCGTCAATTAAGTATTGCGATGGAAAGGGATTGGGTTGGTGAATATTATGTGCCAAACGTTGAAGAAGGATCATTTTTAATGTTTCCTACATATTTACAACATCGAGTTTTACCTTGTGTTAAAACTGATTATCCTAGAGTTACATTTTCTTTTAATTTGAGAGTATTAGAGTATGGAGACCAAGAGTGGAACGGATAATATTGTAAATGTTGAAGATAATTTTTTGACAGAAGAAGATCATAAGTCTGTTTTATATTATTGCATTAATGCAAAATATGGTTACGGTGAATATGATCGCCCTGAGTTACCACCAACAGGTATGGTTTGTGATATTGATGAGACTGAAGACATCTATAAATTCTTCAAAGAAAAAACTGAACCTTTTGCTCAGGGTTTAGTTTTAGATCGAATGTATGTCAATTCGTTTGCCCCATCAGAAAATCCATACTTTCACACTGACAGTAGCATTCATTCAGATATAACGTGTTTGTATTATGTAAATGATACTTGGGATCTAGATGATGGTGGGGCAACAGAGTTTTATATTAACGGTAACTTTGTAGGTGTTGCACCTTTACCCAATCGTCTGCTATACTTTAGTGCAGATATTCCACACAGAGCAACTTCTTTTAGGAATCGTTATAGATTTACACTTGCCATAAAGTATAATAACATAGAATGAAAAAGTTTACTCTTGCTATTATTAATCCACCATATGGTGTGGGTGGGAATCTAGCTATTAAGTTTCTTAATAAGTTGTCAGAACATACTGATGATATTCGTGCTGTTCTTCCTACTTCGGTGCGGAAACCTTCCTGTTTGAATAAGATTGTGGGACATCTTCATTGTGATGTTGATGAAGATCTTGATCCTTCTACTTTTCCTGGTGGTATTAGTGCAGTAAAACAACATTGGAAAGTAAAAAATACTTCAAGATTTGCAATAGGAGTTGGTGAGATTCCTATGATGAGAGAACATCCTGACTTCGAGTTTCTTCCTTATGAGAGAAGAGATGAAGCAGATGTATTTGTTGGTGAGTATGGTTGTGGTCCTAGTGGTAGAGTTAAAACAGAGAACTTTACTCACTATGCTAAGGGTCATCATTTCATCAGAGTAAGAGATTCTAAAGTAGTGGATAATATGGTAGAATTTGCTGATAAGTTTAGAGAAGCAGCAGGTCAATGCAATGGTCGATATCATTTTGGAAAGAACGACTTGATTACAACCTATATGAAATGTGTTGAGGAAAAAGATGGCAAAGAATAAACATAATATTGATGTCGGATCTAATATTCAAAGATCTGATGAAAGAATTAAAGAGACTCAAGAAGTATTCACTCCGATGGAACTTGTTGAGAGTATGATTGATGAGATTGATATTAAATTACTACAAGATCCAGAGAGCACCTTTATTGACAACTCTGCTGGATGTGGAAACTTTTTGATTGCACTCAAGAAAAAACTACTAGAATATCATACCGAAGAACATATTTTGGATCATATGTTATATGCAGTAGAGATGATGGAAGATAATCATAAGGAATTGTGTGCCAATCTTAGTGTTGATGTCACTCACCCACACTATGTGTGTGCTGATGCACTAGAGTATGATTATTCCTTTGGGGAACCAGTTGGGTTAGATAAGTTCTTCTAATCAATGAGGGGTTGACAGGGCATCGGATTCGTTGTATATTGTGTTTGTGGTTGAGGGATTCCTCACTACGTTGCACATTGCATTAACTAACTGATTATGTCTGATAAAGGTTTTGGAATCAACATTCCTGAAAATTACGTTCCACATCCTAAGACAGAGGAAGAGCGTAACGAACTGGTAAAAGAAGTTCGTGGGTATCAACGCCCTAAGTATGCTTCTTGTAAGTATCTTTACACCACTTTTGTGGATGTAAAAGACATCAAACTCAAGAAAAATTCTGGACGAAAGCGTGGCAATGATGGTCGCGTTCTTGATACTGTGGGAAAATCCCTTGAAAGGGGATATAAAGTAGGAAAACTCCCTCCTGTAATGCTTCGGAAGGAGAATGGTGACCTTGAAGATTTCCTAATCAACGGCAATCATCGTTGGTTGTGGTACTCTGCTAACGGGTATAAGTATATGCTCATTGATGTATATGACATTAATGAAGGATATGATGAGGGTGACGTTATGGATGAAGTTGGTTTGCTTTGGCAACCACAACCTGATGGTACTTCTTCCAACTATGATGACTACAAGGCACGCGGAATTGCCTGGGTTAGACGTCAACAAGAAAAGGGTATTAACATCACCCAAAATATGATTGACGAATGGGTTGAAACGTTTGCAATTCATGAAATTGCACTCACTCGGTATAACTTAAAGAAGAATATTCTTAATTCTGAGGTGAAAGATTCGTTTTTGACGAATTACACTCGCCCTCAAGTGGTTCGTTTCTTTTCAAACTGTAACTTTACCATTCTTGACGGTGGTGCTGAAATTACTACCAAAATAGTTGATCGTTTGTTTGAGGCGAGTCAGAAAGTTTGGTTACGTGATTTCCTTCCTACCTTCTTTGCAAACGCTGCAAAAGGTATTAAGACACGTTTGAACTTCTATGTGAATACCACCAATATCAACACTGCTGATGAGATTGAACTCCTCATCAACAACCGATTGGATGAACTTGATGGCATCTTTGACAATCTGAGTTCAGTTTACTCTGATAGTGAAGAAGATCTCCGCGAATATCTTGTTCTCGGTTCTCGCCCACCTCAGATTGTTGACACCGATTGTTATGATGAACTGATTCGGATTCGCAATACCAAGAAAGTTCAAGAACCTGTTAAGTATGAATCAGTAAATCTCTTGGAACTTACTTATCAGTTGCTTTCATCAAACTTTGGGGTGAATGAGAACTTTACTGCACAGCAAGCATATGATGTTGTTCGCACATATCGCTTTGCTCTAAGTCAATTTAAGAGTGAAAAGAGTTATCGCGGCACAATCCTTGCAGAATTGCAAGCTTTACGTGACGATGGACGTATCTATTTCTATCCTAACCAGAGAGGCACCTACTGCCTCTTACGTTGACGACCAATTCACAGACCGTCCACTGGGTTTCCTGGTGGGCGGTTTTCTGCTATAATATATTCATACAAAGGAAGACAGCACTTGATCAATCTCCGCCCACACCAGCGCCAAGCAGTTGACGCAATGCTGGCGAATGAAAAAGGTCAGGTCATCATCCCCACGGGTGGTGGCAAAACTATGTGTATGATACAAAATGCTATCGATACCTTTCAGGCATTGGATGGTTATCGTACCACTTTGGTTGTTGTTGCTCCTAGGATTCTACTTGCTCAACAACTATGTAAAGAGTTTTTAGAGCACATCGATGATGTTGCTGTGTTTCACGTTCATAGTGGGGAAACTGAGCACTTCAGTAGCACCAAACCCGCACTGATTAGTAACTGGAGTAGACAAGCATATCGTAAGCAACTTATTTTTACCACATATCATTCTCTACATCGTGTGATGGAAGCAGAAATCAAAGTGAATACAATTTACTTTGACGAAGCACATAACAGTGTTCAGCGTAACTTTTTTCCTGCCACTGAGTTCTTTTCTAACGATGCTGATCGTTGCTACTTCTTTACTGCTACTCCTAAGCATAGTCTTACTGTATTCAAACCAGGAATGAATGATGGTCAAGTTTATGGACAAGTTATCTGTAATGTTAGTGCTCCTCATCTTGTTGATCAAGGTTACATCTTACCTCCAAAAGTCATTGTCAAAGAATTGCCAAGAGGAGAATATCAGCAGAGTGATTCCACTAATCTGCTTGAGACAATAGATGATCAAAAACCTGCAAAGATCTTGATCGCTGCACGTTCTACGAAACAGATTATGCGTCTTGTTTCTGAATCTGAGTTCTGTGAAAGACTTACAGAACGTGGATACAACTGGATGATTATTACATCCAAAACTGGTGCAATCATCAATGGTCAGAAAGTTTCACGCGAAAAGTTTTTCAAAACTTTGAATGCTTGGGGTGAAGATGACACTCGTTTTGTTGTGATGCACCACTCTATTCTCTCTGAGGGTATCAACGTCAAAGGACTTGATGCTGTGTTGTTTATGCGTAATATGGATTATATTGGAATCTCCCAATCCATCGGGCGTGTGATACGCCTAGGAGGCGTTCAAAAAACCTTTGGGTTGGTTTGTGTTCCTGTTTACGATAGAGTGGGTGTAGGCACCGCTAGAAGCGTTCAGGCAGTTGTTGACACCGTATTCCAGCAGGGTGAACCTGCAATCTCCGTAATCCGCCGATGATTGACTTTAACACATTTCAACTTGATCGTTTATCTAAACTCTTAGAAACGATTCATGATTACACTGACAACAATCTAAGGTATCCCAAAGCAGGAGAACTTGTAGAGAAAGCACTTGCTGAGTATAGTAATGGTCTTCTCACTAGAGTAAATCTTCCTGGCATTGATTTGATTGGTCCCAATGGAACAACTTATGAATCAAAAGTAACTCAATTTAGGAATAAATCCCAGATGGCGGTGAGAGGACTGATTCTTAAGAATCGTCGTCAGGCGGGAGAATATGAGGACAAACTTGCTGATTACTTTATTATCACTGATGTAAAGAAGGGGAAGGGATGTTGTATTCCTAATTCAAAATTAAAGAACATCAAAGACAATGGTGCTTGTGTGAAGGCGAGTGCAGACCCTAAAATCTCTGACTTCTTTCTCACTGGTTATAACCGCCTAGAGGAGCGGGAGGAAGTGCGCGATTACTTTAGAGAATCTGAAGATTTTGATTTATCCTTCATCAGATCGCTCTGATCTGCTATAATAACAACACCGAGAGGAATCCACCATGCGTTGCAAAGTCACTCTGTTCAAGGCAGGCACAGTTTTTGAGGAAAATGTAGTTGCTGTTGACTATTCTGATGCCAAGAAAGTTGCATTAGCACGTAACCCTGGATGCACAGTTGTCAGCGTTACCGCAATTTTTGGATGAATAAATTTCAGAAACCTTTTATTTCTTGCCCTGGTATCTTGTTACCGAAACCTGGAAATCCTCTAGGTTACTGTACTAATGATGGTGTGTGGGCAGCAATCCCATTAGGGAAAAAATTTATGATTATACATAATGGTAATCAAATTAAGGTTCTGAAAACCTACAAACAATCTGTAGATTTCATCAAAAATCAACTCAAAACTACCAAGAGAAGACAAAAAAAATGAGCACAAAATATGAAAAAAGACGCGATGCACTTGGTTTAATGCTTGAGAGTGTCTTAAAACCAGATCAACGATTAAGAGGTTGTGCTCATAATCAAGAGTGTTTTTATGAATTGATGGAGTGGAGGCAAGAGATGATTGAATACCTTGAAAAAAGAAGATATGAGGAGTCTAAGTGACTCTATTATTCATACTATTTGTGGTAGTAGCATACTTTGTCCTTACAGATGAAGGTGCTGCTGCCATTTTTTATTATGGATTTAAGTTAGCAAATACTTACATAAGACGCCAAATCTGGTGGTTGACTAACAATCCTAGAAATCCTGTGGTAAAATATATGATATACCGTCGCTCTCTTAGTTTGTCGAAGAGATTGATGGAAGAAAATAAATAAAAGTAACGAAGCGTAACTTTATGTTATCTACTCAATACCGTCTGAGATTGGAGTTTATTTGTAAATGTATTGCAAATGGCGAAGAGGTAAAATTAGACGATATGATCTGGGCAGAGAAGTTGGCAAAAAGTCACACTACTGCTCGTGATTGGTTACAAAAAGCACGACGACAATCTTCTCAAGAAATTGAAGAAGGTAGTACCGACGATTTTCTGAATAGGATGGGTTTAGGAGACCCCGATCCATCCAATCATAAAACGGGGTTCACTGATGCTGACGATATTAAGAGTTGGTTTCACCAAGAAAAACCTGATGATTGGAGGCAACGTGACTAATGCCACACGAATTTGATCCTTGCGAAGCACCTGTAGAAGGTGAAGTTGACAAATGGGGATTCACAATTAAGCCTCCGATTAGTGATAGTGAATTGATTCTTATATGCTTAAATAATGCTCCCTGTGGTTGTGATAAGAAACAAGTCCAAAAATTGATAACATACTATGAACAAAACTGATTATATCTGCGTTCAGACTTGGGATCCTGAGTTTGAATGTATTCGGTATCATTGGGTTCATAAATCAGAAAAAGATCCCGTGCAATTTGTAAAGAACCTCAACCCAGAACAAAAAATACTATGAGTAGTAAGATGATGTTCTTGGTTGATGTTGGTAATGGTAGATGTATTAGTCATGATGGATACATACAATTGGGTAGTTTCTCTCACACTGTAGAAAAACATCTTGAGTTATGTCCTGATCAAGAATGGCAAGTAACATATTGGATGCCTGATCCATTTTGCATTAGATATCCACGACCTAACTATCAGCATACAATGAAGGCAAATGAAGGTTCACCTAGAACCGATAACGCAACAGATAGTCGCCCTAGAGATTTTCCTGAACAAGCGACTAATAGATTAGAAAGAACATTGTAACTAACATAGGAAAACTAATGAACTCAATAGTGTTATATACGAACGGAAATCAAGAATGTGAACGTGCTAGAATGCTTTTAGAAAAACTTAATAGTCAAATACAGGAATATAAATTAAATAACCATTTTACTCAGAGAGCATTTGTTTCTGAGTTTGGTGAAGGTGCGGAGTATCCACAAGTTTCTATTGGATATAAGCATATTGGTGGACTCAAAGATACATTACACTATTTTCAAGAGAATAATCTACTATGAATCCAATAATTTTAATCGGTTGCTTTACACCACTGGTTTTAATTTTTATAGTAATGAAACTTGCCGTATGGGTATCTGCAATCAACACAGAAAACTCTTATGTCGGAAAAGAACCTTTACGAAAACGAGGACCATACGTGGACAATCCGTATGCAGACCTTGATAAAGAGGAAGAAGAATTTACAGATCGCACAGACTATCGATGAAGCGATTAACGAGTGGTATTCGCTTCATAACTTACCAGTTCCTGATTGGAAGTGTAAGAGAGATCCAGACTGGTGGACAGAATATCTTAAGGAATTGGGTATTGACCCAAGCAATAGATAGTGTTATAATAGCATCATAATAACCTCACATTATGGATTACAAACCCTATTCAACTGAATGGCACCGTAAGAGGTACCTTAAAGAAGCGTTGGATAAGTATTTTGATGATTATGTTGAAAATGAATTCATCTATGGTGACATAATGGATATTCTTTCTGACAGAATGTCTGCGGCAGTTGATGAAGTTAACAAAGTTGTGGATCTCAAAGGAAAATTTTCTGGATGAAAGTCCACGAAGCATTCATAGTTCCAATTCTTTCTCAATCTATTGAAGAATGGAGTAATCATAAGGAAGAAATTATTTCTCTTATGGATTTGGATGATACTGGTAGAAATTATTATACAGATTTTTATAAATTTCATCAAAAAAATATTAAACCAAAGTATTCTGAAAAAATTTTTGATTTACTTAACCCAACCTTTAATGAATTAGATAAGTTTTTTACTTTTCCATATAATTTTAAGAATATGTGGGCACAGAAGTATATGAGAGGAGGATCTCATGAACTTCACAATCACGGAGCATTAGGATATAGTGCTGTACTTTATGTTCAGTTGGATCAAACACATTTACCTACAAAGTTTTATTCACCTTACATTGATTTTTGGAATGGCAACTTAATAGAATATATACCAGATGTAAAGGAGGGTGATATTATATTTTTTCCATCTGCTCTAGCACATTCATCGCCAGTTGTAAAATCAGATATAGAACGCATTATCATTTCATTCAATATTAACAAGGAATCTCTCTATGATTAGTCCAATGAGTTATGTCAAGAATACGCGAAAAACTTATCGCAAAGATCTTGAAGAAGTAATTACAGAAGTTCAAGTACAATTTGTTGATGAAGAACCTTCCTGGATTCCATATGATACTTTGCTAGCTATTAGTAACAAGTTTGCTTTATAATTTAATAGATAATTATAACGCTAAGGAGTTTGCTGATGGACGCGAGAGACAATAATGAAATTATATGGCAACTCCACACTATAGGGCAAAAACTGGATCCACACTACATCTTAAAACATTATGTGGTAACAGACGACACCACCGTTTGTGAAAAATATGTGATAGAATACAATCACCGAAAAGCACCCGATGGAACTGATTCAACCTGACGACCCCCAATACTTCACCGAGACATCTGATGGTGATTATGGTCGCCATCAATATAAAGTTGTTTCAAAAACTGGTGAAAGTATTGTAGTTGATGACTATATGCTAGCACAGGAAATTTGGTGGACTCGTGGACGTGGAAAATTTATTTCACACATTGAGGTTTTGGATAGGAAGATTCAAAAAGAAAGTAAAGGTTTCAAATGACTGTAAAAAAGAAAGTCTCTGCAACTCCTAAACCTAAAGCAAAACCCAAAGCAAAGGTAAAGAGGAAAGAACTTCCTATTGAAGATAGACACCCTTTTTCAAGTTTTCCCTTTAGATTAGAATACATTGATGGAAAAGAAAACAGAATCTGTCACTTTGAATGTGAAGAGCACAGAACAAAACACATCCAAAGATACAAACTCCGAAAAGGTAGTTACTTCAGCGACAACCTTACCTGAAGATCCTATCGTTCCCACTTTAATGTTTTTGGGAGTGATACTTGCCACATTGAGTGTTATTGTGCTAGGATACTTCAAAGGTAACATGCATTTGCTTACCACACTTAAAGCCGTTAGGGAGTTTTATTCATGACAACCAGACAATTTACATCACCTAAAGGTGATATATGGGAATGGGAAGAAACTCCTGAACTTATTGCCGCAGTAAAACAATTAAGTAAATCCACACAAGATACTGCACACAAAATTGCCAACCTTAAACTGAAAAGACCTCATGAAAGACAAATCAATAACGGTTGAAGACTACGAAAAGTATAGCGGAGAGTTCTTCGACAAATACTTTTACGTTGCAAAACAACTGGGCGAAGGTGCAAAAGCAGAAGACATCCTAAAAATTATGGAGTCTCTTGGTTCTGTTGTTATGAAGAAAAGAATGGAAGAAGAGGGTAAAATTGGACCCTTTGGATTCATTCGTGACCAAATTGAGACTAAGGAAAATGATTCAGACAGCAACTGATGAAGTAATTGTACCTGAAGGTGCAGAACTAATTGATGATGTTTTCTATGTTTGGGAGACTAGGTATGGTCTATTCTCTACTATGACCAAACAAGGTCGTAAAATGATGACTGGTGCAACTAAAGATGGTGTCACTACTATGACACGTTGGCATCTTAAGTGTGAGCAAGATGGAACACTTGAACAGTACACTAGAGTTGTAGGTGATGGATTTGTTAGTGGCAAACTATGATTCGCTCCATTCATATCTGGTTATGGGGTATAGTTTCTGAGTTAGAGTATAAACTCTATCCTTGGAAAACTGATGCTCCACCAGAATGGGCGGAAGATAGATATGTTCCACCACCAGATTATGAAAAAAACTTTAATGATGACTGGTTAAAGGCACACGATGATAAAATCACTCGCCTTCAAGATGAAATGATTCAAGTACAAAAAGAAATACATAAGTTACACATTCATTACGCAACTGGTGAATAATGTACGAAGAACTAAACTCATTTGAAGAAGCACTTAAACACTTTGGTACAAGAGTTGAATACACTATTGCCATGGAAATGTCAAGACGTATCACTCCTGAAGATGCTTATCAAATGATCAAGGATGAACTCAAAGAAGTAAAGAAGTGTCGTAAACTATTCAATAAGGAACAAAACTAATGTCACAACCACGCCAAAAAGATCCATCAGATCCACTTTATGATCCTAATGATAAGTGGAATGAGTATAAGGTAGATCTACATTGTAATGAGACACACTCACCTGATGAGTGGGATCCTACTACAGAAGGTAAGATTGCTGATCCACAAAACAGACATCAAGATAAAGTTCTAGATAAGTTCTGTGATGATCACCCTGGTTCCCCTATGTGTAAGGTATTCGATGACTAATGATATGGATGCTAATGTAGCAATTAGTGATTCTCTTAAAGTTGAGCAAAATAAAGATGGTACATTTACCCTTGAATGGGATAAAAATGATCCTACTTGGAAATTTCTAAATGGATTGACAAGTAAAGAAATTACTGCTATCATCGAACAAGTAATTAAAATAGAAGACAATGGATCTCTATAAAAAGATTGAAGAGGTAATCCAAAATCATATTTTAGAACATCAAGAAGAGGTTTTCAAAGGA